TTGTATGGGCAGAAGCAACTATACCTGAGGAGTGGTTAGATGGGTGACATATCAGACGGCAGTGAACAGAGTGCCTTGAACTATCTTAATGAATGTAGGGAACGGTGTATTAAAGAAGACTTTGTTACAAGAGTTATGAAACAAGGCTGGACTAAGGGAGATATACTATTAGAATTTTTAGAGCATATTTCTGATAAAGATTTAGATAGTTTGTGGCGTGACTTATCTCTCTCTGTACAAGAGGAAGAACAAAATAAAATACTAGATAAAGAAATAGATGAGATGGAGGCAGCATGAGCATCATAGACATCAGTGAGGAGATTGTATCTGAGGTTGATGTCAATGTAGAACTGGATGCTGAAGGTGTTCGTGTCTCTGTCTACGTTGACGACTGTGAGGTAGCAGACTTTGTTGACTATCAGACTATGGCTTATAGGATGGTAGCTGACAAGGAGAAGTATCCCAATGAGGTACTATCTACGATAGCTGACGAACTAGCCAAGGTTGTGGACATATTCGAGGAGGCAACAAAAGCCCTGTGGTTTGAAGATGATGAATGAAGAGGCTGAGTTCATACGACATGAACCCTGTCCTCACTGTGGCAGCAGTGATGCCAACGCTCTCTATAGCAATGGTAATCACTGGTGCTTCTCATGTGAAACCCTTACCCCTGCTGACAAACAGACTGAGGCGGTAGCTATGTTAGAAACTGTAGACAGTGTGTTCCTAGATTTAGAATACAAGGAACTAAATAAGCGTGGCATTACCCAGAAGACTTGTGAGTTGTGGGGGTATGGTGTCTCCACATACAAGGGACAGAAGGTACAGGTTGCCAACTATCGCAACAGGGCAGGTGACTTGAAGGCGCAGAAGATACGCTTCGCTAACAAGGACTTCTCTGTTGTGGGTACACTCAAGGATGTTGGCCTGTATGGTGAGCATCTATGGAGGGATGGTAGACATGGTAAGTTCATCACCATAGTTGAGGGTGAGCTTGATGCCCTGTCTCTGTCACAGGCTATGGATAACAAGTGGCCTGTCTGTTCCCTACCCTCAGGCTGCACCTCTGCTAAGAAAGCTATCGGTAAGTCTATCGAGTGGCTATCTAAGTATGAGTATGTAGTCCTGATGTTCGACAGTGATGAACAGGGTCAGAAGGCAGCCAAGGAGTGTGCCTCTGTCCTACCACCTAACAAGTGTAGGATAGCCACACTACCACTGAAGGATGCCAATGAGATGCTCGTCAATCGACGGGTCAAGGAATTGGTTGATGCAGTATGGGAAGCTAGAACCTTTAGGCCTGATGGTATTGTTGCTGGCGTAGAGATGTGGGACACTATCATCACTAACGATGACAAGGTTTCAGTTGCCTATCCCTACGTTGGGTTGCAGGAAAAAACTGGAGGCTGTCGTAAGGGTGAGATTGTCACACTAACTGCTGGCTCTGGGATAGGTAAGTCTCAGCTAGCTAGAGAGTTGGCACACAACTTTATCAGACATGGACATACACTAGGGTACATTGCGTTAGAGGAGTCAACAAAGCGCACTGCACTGGGTCTCATGTCTATTGAAATGAACAAGCCTCTACACCTCAGGGGTGATGATGTACCACAAGAGGAGTTAAGACGTGCCTTCGACGCTACCGTTGGGTCTGGCCTTGTTTATCTATATGACCATTGGGGTTCTACTGATAGTGACAACCTACTCTCCAAGATACGCTACTTGGTTCATGGATGCGGCTGTTCCTATATTGTCCTTGACCATATTAGCATTGTTGTTAGCGGTCTAGAGGGAGGGGATGAACGTAGACTAATAGACAATACTATGACTAGGCTTCGTGCCCTGGTTGAAGAGTTGAACTGTGGTCTTGTACTTATCTCACACCTCAAGCGTCCCTCTGGTGACAAGGGCCACGAGGATGGGGCACAGACTAGCATCGCACAGTTGCGTGGTAGTGCTGCTATCGGACAACTGAGTGACATCGTAATAGGATTAGAAAGGAACCAACAAGACAAAGAGAACCCACACATCAGTCAGGTCAGAGTACTAAAGAACAGATGGTCAGGCGAGACAGGACTATGCTGTTCACTAGAATATAATACAGAGACAGGACGGATGACTGAGACTCACTTCCAAGAAGAGGAAGAGACTATAGACTTTTAACCAGTGCGGAGACACGGTATGAAATATATATGGGACATAGAAGCAGACAACTTACTTGATGATGTAACACAGGTATGGTGTCACGTGTTCAGGGATGTTGATACTAATGTAGTACACACCTTTGACCCAACCCAGACACAAGAAGCCCTAGACTTTATGGACAATGCGACAACTCTGATTGGTCACAATGTCTATGACTATGACTTACGTGTGCTGGAGAAACTATACGACTACACCTATAAGGGTGAAGTCATAGACACGTTGGTATATTCACGAACCATCTGGCCTGATGTCAAAGAGATTGACTTCAAGCTACACAAACGGGGAGAGTTCCCTACCAAGTTGATTGGGCGTCACAGCCTGAAGGCCTGGGGTTATAGGTTAGGTGAATTAAAAGGTTCATTCTCTGACAGCATAGATAACTTTGCAGAGTATTCTGAGGACATGCTTGACTACTGTATCCAAGATACACTGGTTACAAAGAAACTCTATGAGAAGATAGTATCTAAAAAGTTTAGTCAGGAGGCACTTGATCTTGAAGCGGAACTACATAGGCTGCTTATAAAGCAGAGAGACTATGGGTTTCCATTCAATACCAAGGCAGCACAGTCTCTCTATACTACACTTGCTCAACGCAAGGCTGACATTGAGGCTGAGTTGCAGAAAACATTTGAGCCTACGATAGTAGAACTCAAGACCAAGACTAAGACTATCCCATTTAATCCTGCATCACGGCAGCAGATTGCTACACGTCTAATGAGTAGGGGGTGGAAACCTAAAGACTTCACTGATACAGGTGAGCCAAAGGTAGATGAGAATGTTCTGTCCTCTATTGAAATGCCTGAGGCAGAGATGCTCAGTGAGTACCTACTACTCAACAAACGTATAGGGCAGATTGCTACTGGTAATCAGGCATGGCTCAAGATGGAAAGCAATGGTAAGCTACATGGAACCGTTAATCACATGGGTGCAGTCACGTCTAGGTGTACGCACAGCCATCCTAATCTGGCGCAAGTCCCCTCTGTGGGTGCTGTGTATGGTAAGGAATGTCGTGAACTATTCATTGCTCCTCCCTCTTATTCTCTTCTCGGTGCTGATGCTTCTGGTCTGGAGTTGCGTTGTCTTGCTCATTACATGGCCGCTTATGACTCTGGGAGTTATGCTAATGAAGTAGTCAATGGTGACATCCACACCAAGAACCAAGAGGCTGCTGGTCTACCTACTCGTAACAATGCCAAGACATTTATCTACGGATTTCTGTATGGTAGTGGTGACGAGAAGACTGGTAAGATTATTGGTAAGGGTGCGAAGGAAGGTAAGGCAATCAAGAAGAAGTTCCTGACTAAACTACCTGCCCTCAAGTACCTGAAGGATGCTGTCTCTAAGGCAGCACAGGACCGTGGCTGGGTTAAGGGATTAGATGGCCGCATCATTCCCATCAGGCATAGTCATGCTGCGCTGAACACTTTACTACAGAGTGCTGGTGCTATAATCTGTAAGACATGGTACGTGTTCATATCACGTGCTATCAAGAAAGCAAACTTGGACGCACAGATTGTAGCGTTCATCCATGATGAAGTACAGCTAGTAGTAAGGAAGGGACAAGAGGATGAAGCAGGCAGACTTATTCAACAGTGTATGCGAGAAGTCCAAGAGCATTTCAACTTCAGATGCCAACTCGATAGTGAGTACAAGTACGGAAACAACTGGGCAGACACACACTAAATATTGCCCACGCTGTTCAACAGATAAACCTATCAAAGACTTCTATGAAGTTCCTGCTAGGCATGATAATTTAGATAGTAGATGTAGAGAGTGCCGCCAAATTAGCAACGACAAGCGTATGTACGTTAATGGTAAGTATGTACCACATTCACATCCACTGTATAAACCAGGACGTTACCAATCTTTTGACGATGCTGCCTTCTCTAGTCTTCAGAACTATGAACGTAGTAACGAAGGTCAGGTATATATCATAATCAATCCTTCTTGGCCTGACTGGGTGAAGATTGGCATGGCTGTGGACGCAGAAGATAGGTGCAATGGTTATCAGACTAGTAGTCCCTTTCGAGATTACAAAGTTGTGTATGCTGTTGACACTAAAGATAGGCGTAAGTCAGAGGCACTAGCTCACAAGGCTGCTGAGAAAGTAGCAGAGCGTAGGGGTGAGTGGTTCAAGATGTCCATAGGGCAGGCAAAGGAATGTATTCAGCATGGACTTTGATTTCTTTTTCAAGCTAGTACTCACAGCCAGCTTCTTTGGTGTCAGCCTTTGTCTCTGCATCAA